CAGGGCTGCTCATTATCCGCTGGATCTATTCCGCCATCTATTTTGATATCTGCATCAGTTGCCCCAGTATAAAAGTTACCAGAATCATTTGCATCAAAGGTATTAGGAATTATTTTATATTTATTAGAAATATCTTCTGTAGGTCTATATCGATAATTTCCTATTCTAAATATATTATCAGCAATATTCATATTCCATTCAGCAATGACTGCAGATTGGGTTTTTATTGTGCTTGATGACTCTAGATGAGCCTTTAGTTCATCATTCTGAAACATTATACCTCTTCCAGGCTAACGCTAATATTCCAGAAATCAAAATTGCTACCGCCTCTTTTTACTACACTGTAATTAAAATCTGTAAAATACATTTGTAGTAATTGATTATATTGTGGTAAATGTGCATATGCATTTGAGTCTTTCCCAAAGTTTGAATACTTGTCATATGCAAGATATACCCAGAATGGACCCTGGTGTGTTTCATACCAGTCTAATAGTTCTACTCCGCCTGCACCGCCGTCAGTTGTATACTCCAGGTTATTTGATCCAGCGTGTGGAGATACTCCTGTTGTTGCATTAAATTCAGGAACTGTAAAATATGATCTTGATGGAAGCATTTGCCAAGAAGTGTTTATCTGAAGTTTGTCTGCTATGTGATAAGAGCGCATTCTTCCATTAATCATTCTTTCTCGTTTTTCAATTCTGATAGGTTTAAAATCAATATCTTGTCTGTTATCATCAGATAATATTAAAAACTGGTTATAAAGCGAAGTATCTGTTTCTGATCCTGGATCTTGACCTACTTCAAGGCCATTTGGTATATATACACCGTCAACTAATGTGCCAGAGTTATTAGACCACAACATGGACTGAGGACGTTGATATTTACGTCTTCCTGTAATATAACTAGCACTTGACATTATATTCTATTGCTCCTTATTCGTTTTGAATCTACCTGCTTGATTTGTGTCATTACAGCCCGTGCAATTTCATCAGGGTTTGCATCAGACCTTACATTTACTGCAACACTATAATTATACACTGAAGCATCTGCATAACTTCCATTGTTGATAGCCTTCATTTTATCAACACCATAATTTTGAACAGCATATCTGCTCATAATAAACTCACCTGGTGTCAACATTGAAGGAACTACATCTGTTCCTATTACTGGACCACCTACAGCATATCTTTTAATTAAACCTCCAGAAGATTTTCCTGTTGGCCAATTTGCAAACTGTGATGCGGCTATTGCATTACCACCAAATCTCTTAAGGTCTGCAGCAGCCTTTGCCTTTGCGGCTGCATCTGCCTTGGCTTTTGCTGCTGCTGCTGCTGTCGTTGCCTTTGTTGAAGAAGCCATTACTTTATTGGCTGCATTAATTACTTTTTTATCTTGTGCTGCTAAAGCATGCCCAAAGTCACTTGGAGTTGAGTTTTTCTTTGTATCTTGAATTACTTTTTTATCTGCTGCAGCAAGTGCGTGTCCAAAATCACTTGGAGTTGATCCAGCAACCTTAGACTTTTCTACTATTTGATCATATGCAGCCTTTGCTGCTGTACCAGGCTTTGAAATTTCTGCTACCATTGCATTGTATTTATTTTTTTCATCTACTAAATTAATAGCATTAATTACTTTTTGATCTGCTGCAGCAAGTGCATGGCCCCAATCACTAGGAGATGTTCCTGCAGTTTTAGATACGGCAACCAATTCATTGTATTCTGACTTTGCCTCATCTAAATATTGTGTAAACCCATTTTTAGGTCTTCCAGTATAGTCTGTTCCGCCTGAGTCAGAGGTAGCAGTAATTCCATCGCTACCACCTGTAGACCCACCTGTAGACCCACCTGTAGATCCACCTGTAGACCCACCTGTAGATCCACCTGTAGACCCACCTGTATCGCCACCTGTATCGCCACCTGTATCGCCACCTGTGTCTCCGCCTGTATCGCCACCTGTAGATCCACCTGTAGACCCACCAGGGGATCCAATATTTTCATAAACAGTTACTACTTTATGTGTAGTTACAAATTCTTTTTCAAGACTCTGCCAATATTTTACAATGCTATCAACAATGTCTAGTGCTGCCTGCATAGCAACTGTATACTCATCGCTTGCTGTCTTTGCAAGATCAATTCTATTTTTAATTTCTTCCCATTGAAGTTTTGTTCTACCAAGAACTGTGAGGGACTGGATTAACTCTCTCTTTTTTGCCTCTTCAATACGAACTCGTTCTTGTGCAGGCTCTAACTCTTTTTCCTCAATATTAAATATTTCATCACGAAGTGTTTTTATTTGTGTTTCAATTTGAGAACGTGTATAGCCTAAAGTATTTCTAACATTAGCCAACTCATTTTCTTTTGCAGCCTCTAGTGATTTTTGTTGAGCATCAATTGCATCACTAGCCTGTTGTGCACGAATATCCTGTGCAGCACGAGCAGCAGCAGAAATGTCACCCTGAGATAAAGCATCTGCTAGTGTAAGTTGGCCCTTTTGTTGTCTAGAAATTTGTTCATTAATAGATCTAATCTCATCTAAAGCCTTAAATTTAGCATCATACTTATCATTAATTTTTTCTTCTTGTTTTTCTATATCTACTAATTGCGCTTCCCAGTCATCTATCTGATACTGAAGTCCCGCAATTTTATCTTGAGCCTTTTCAATTACATCTTGATCGCCAAGTGTTGCCTTTTGGAAATCAATTTCAATTTTTGTTTCCATTGCAGAGAACTTTTCCATAGCCTTATCAAAGCCATTCTGGAATACAGACTCTTTAAATTCTATGCTATCAAATATCTGCTGTAATCTCTTTTTGAAATCTATACCCCAGTCACCATTTTTAGCCATTTCAGTTAGACCAGCATCGGAGAGTATAGCCATTTCTTCCATAGTAGAAAAGCCCTTTTGTCTTATAGCAGTCTTAACATCAATATCACTTTTAGCAGATGCGAAATCTTCCTGAACTCTCTTTTTTGCTTCTGATTTTAATCTTTCTGCCTGAACTTGTTTATAAAGTTTAATTAATTTTTCAGCGCTTTTACTGTTACCTTCACTAGCAATCATTGCAGCCAAAGCAGTATCAGCAATTAGTTGATGGGCTTCAGAGACTCCAACTCCAGCCTCTCTAAGTATGTCGTATGCCTTGGCTTGATCTTTTAACTCTTGTTGTTGTCTTAATAATGATGACTGAAAATCTCCAGCAACAATAGAATTTAATGCTTCTTGAATTGTTTTGGCATCACGCTTAAGTTCAATAATGTTTCCCTTATTGTCAAACTTAAATAATGACTTTTTGCGTTTTTCATACTCTTTAGGGTCCATGCCAACTATTAACTCAATAAAGTTACCTTTGGCTCCTAATCTTGTAAGGTCTTGTTCTATACCGCCGAAGAAATCAATAGTCTTTTTACCACCAAATAGGTTATCCAAAACCTTTCTAGAAGCAGACCAACCCTCAGTTACTTGTATCTGATTTTTACGAACATCTCTTAATTTCTTTACAAGGTCATCAAGAGGAGATGAAAGAGTTTTTCCTGATGAACCTGGCCCCTTGTTGCTAGACTTAAGGCTTGTATCTGTTGACACCTGAGTAACCTTTTGTGCACCCATTATCATGTAATCTGCAGGAGTTTTTCCAGGATTTTGTTTTAACCAGTTTTCTAACTCTTCTTTATTATTTCCTTCAAGGTTTGCAATTGTAGTTAATGTTTGTAAATAAACTTTTTGTTGAACTGGATCTAAAGAATTGAAATATTCTTGATCCTTTCTTAATGCTTCCATTTCTTCTGCGCCTAGGATAGTTGCAGCAACTTCTAAGGATATTTTTCCTTTTTGCTCATTAATCTTATCAATAACTGCTTGTAGTTCTGCTGCTGCCTTTGGATTATCCTGATAGTATTTTAGTGCAACATCAATATCCAATACATTAGAAACCTTAGCAATGTCAGAGAATAAATCTAAATGCTTTCTTGCTTCTTCTGGACCTTTTGTTTCTATCTCGGCAACAAACTTACCAGCAGCCTTTTTATTCTTAAACATAGAAGCAATACCTTGAACTTCATTTGCAAATGTACCGCCAAACTTACCAATAATATTTAGCATAGCATTCATAGACTTCTTGCTCTTACCAAACATTTCTATCATATCCATTAACTGTATTGGGTCAATATTTCCTGTTGCTAATTGCATTTTAAGAGTATATTGTTGCTCTGACTTAAGGCCAGAATCCTCAATCATTGTTTTGGCTAACGGGGCTACGTCTTCTAAGGCAGTTCCTTTGTACTTCTTTGTTATTGCTTTGTCTACACCAGTTTCTAAGGCTTTTCTTGTTGCACCCTCTGATTTTGCAAACTGCTGCTGTATTTGATCTACAGTCTTTTTGTTTTCTGCAAGAAGTCCATTTCTTTGTTGCAAATAAAGATTAGTTAATCTTTCTGCTTCTGCCTGATTTCCTGCAGCCTTTGCTGATTCAATTTTCTTTTCATATTCTAAATCAAGAGAGTCAATCATTTGCTGCTGTTGCTCAAGTGCTACCTTGCTCATTGCAACAGATGCTCCAGACGCTTCGCCAATTCTTTGCATTCTTTCTTTTCTACCAAAGAAATTACCTGCGATTGCTCCTACTCCTGTACCAAGTACTGCACCTATAGCAGTTCCTATTCCAGGAAGAATTGCACTTCCTATCGCTGCACCAATTCCTGCGCCTACGCCTGCGCCTGCAAATGTAGATCCTACGGCTTGTGTTAAATCACTTACACCTAAAATGTTAGATTTTCTTCTACCTCTAAATGCTCCAGCCTGACCTGCTCCTTGTGCAGCAAGATTCATTCTTCCACGAGTTTCTTCAATCATCTTTACTCTTATAGACAATGGATCTTTAACCAAATTTTCACCATTTGGCCCAAGTAATTCTATCAACTTTGCATTTACCTGAATTCCGAATCCGTAATCTCCAAGTTCCTTGCCAATGTTTCCAGCAATGGATCTTGCCTGTGCTGGTGTTAACGAACCAGAAATTACACCAGTAACTAATTGATTTGTTAAATCTGCCTGAGCCTGCTTTTTACCAACTGCCTTTATGTTTTGACCTACTCCAGATAATGTTGCTTTACCTAAATCTGATTGTACAAAACTTTCACCAAATGTTGTTTTTCCAGACTGTACTTCAAATGGAGAGAATCCCTGTTCTCTTCTTCTTCTCATTACCTCGCCAGCACTTACTGTACCCGCAAACTTACTTAATTCTGTTATGGCTTGATTGCTTGACTGGGTGGCCTCTGCCATTTTCATTGCTGCATCTTGTGCTTTGTCAAATGCCATTCTTGTAGATGTTATTGCATATATTAAAGCACCTAGGGCAACAATAGTTCCGCCAATTTTTGCAGGCATCATTGCAAGCATAGATAGTGCCATCAAAGGCATCATTAATTGCTGAGATACTTCTCCAACTTTGCCAGGTGCCATAGAGCCAGCCATAGCAGCCATAGAGAGGCCCATAGCCGCTCCACCTGCACTCATTCCACGCTTAGGGTTGTCTGGGTCTACTGGCTGCCGTCTAAACCTTCCAAAGAAGCCTCCACCCTTTCCTCCTCCACCACCAGCGTTTCCTCCAGTTCCTGCACCGCCTGCAATAAACCCAGTTACTGAAGACTCCTTTAGCATTCTCTTTGTAGCAAGATCTTGAAGTCTTGCCTGCTTTTCTATTTGTCTACGTAATGATTTTTGAACTGGATCAGTTGGTCCTGTTCCGTATAGTGCTGCTCTTGATGCTGCTGCCTTTTGTGATTGTGTGCCCTGAACTGCAGCAGCACCTAATTGTTGTCCCGCTGCCTTTGCATCGTCTACATATTCCTTAAGTCCAACAATTGCACCAGATGCAATTTCTCCACCAATCTTTTTTGTAACCTTTGACGGAGAGGCAACTTGTGCTCTCTCGGCCATTCCTTCTACTAATCCCTTTTCTGCTAAGTCTACTAAACTAAAGCCTTTCTTCTTGTAGAATGTAAATCTATCTCCACCTCTACGAATCTTCATTCCATTAACATCTACAGCACCCTTACTTCCTCCACCAGGGGCTGTTGCTAGTCCCGCCATTTTTTGTGCTGCTTGAGAAATATTAATTCGTGCTTCACCAGCAGTGAGTGCTAATTGATCAAACGACTTAACTAGTCTATTTTCAGCCCCCATTTTTCTACGACCATAGTCGTATGCTTCTTTAACATGAACATCTGTTATTCTTGTATTTGCATCAAGGCTTGTTAAATAATCTTTCATGTGTGCATCTAGCATAGACAAATCTTGTGTTGCATCTTGCATTTTTATTCCAGCATTCTTTAATGCAATTCTCCACCTTGAAAGACCTCTTTGATCCCAATCTTGCATAAATTCACCCTTAGCAACACCACGACCACCTGGTTTCATTAAGTTATTCATAGAAACTTGTCGTCCATCTACATTAGACATACCAGTTGTTATTCCAAGTTTGCCATAGAGGTTTATCTTTAGTGTGTTAGCAAACTTCATGGCAACTGCCTCAATTGCTTGCATTGCTCTAGCGCTAACTATTCCTGCAGGAAGTTTCTTTAGCATGGTTGCCAAATCTAGGGCACCCATTACTCTTGGATTTCCTATATGAGAGAAATCTCCTGCTCCTGGAGTTCCTATTGCAAACTGACTCATTACTCCTCCAGCAATCATGTGTGAGATTGCTGGCTTATTTCTTGGATCTTGTGCTGGACCTGCAGGTATTACTGCTTCTCCAGGAGTAAGCATTGCTGGAACTGTATCGGTACCTCTTGCAAAATAAAATGGCTTTACCTTCTTGGTTCCAGATGCAAATCCTTTTCTACCCTTACCTACTATTGGACCACCAAAACCTCTTTGTGCTGCTATTGCTCTATTGTAAGCATTTACTAATGCATTTAGTGCAGCAATTTCAGAAGTAAAGGTTTGTGAAAGTTGTGTATGAACCTGATTCAACGAAGACGCTACTGCTGCTGCCTTTAACTGTTCTGATGTAAGATAGTTTGTTTGGTTGCCCAAAATAGTAGATGACTGGCCAGCCCTATTAAATACGCTCTTTATATTTACAAATAGTTTAATAATATTAGCCAAACCATTAGCCAATAAACCAAATGTCATTAAGAATATAGGACCTATAGCACCAAGTAGGGTAGTTAATATGACTATGAACTTCTTTGTCCCGTCGCCTAGATTATTAAACTTTTCTAATACCTTGCCAACAAACTCTGCAATTGGCGTGATTGCCTTTAAGAACTCTTCTCCTATTGGAGCAATTGCAACCTTAAGGTCTTCTACTGTTTTCTTAAATTTATAGGTGGTAGACTCTTCTACTCTTGATAATTCTCGCTCTGAAAGAATTGCAAGTTCTTCAGTTGTTGCTTTGGTAAGTGTAAGAACTCTACTTGCTTGATTTCCTTCTTGAATAACATTTTGGAATAAAGTTGAAAGACGAGCAAACTGGAATTTTCCAAACAATTGTTCAATTGCACGTGCACGATTTAAAGGATCTAATGTATCTAGTGCAGCAGCAAACTGAATAACTGTTTCCTTAACATTACCCTGACTTCCCTCAACAATACCTTTAATATTAATTCCCATTTCAGCAAGCATCTTGCTTGCTTTTTCTGTTGGGTTAATTAAAGATGCAAGACCAGACTTTAATGCGTTTGCACCTTCAGATGCATTAATTCCACCTTCCTTCATAGCAGTTAAGAAGAAAGCAAGATCTTCAACATCTCCACCTAATTGTTTAACAACTGGACCAGCCTTTGGAATAGCAACAGTTAAATCTTCAATAGATACAACTGTTTGGTTTTCTACTGAGTTTAAGAAGTCAATCTTTTTTGTTAAATCTTCTGCTGCAACACCAAATGCATTAGTTAAAGAAATTGTAGTTTCTAGTGCCTGCTCTTGTTCAACACCACCAAGTACTGAGAGTCTAGTTGCTTGATTTATTTGTGCAAGAAGATCTGCACCCATCTTACCCATTGCAGCAGCGTCTGCAGCCATAGACATAGTTTTTTCAACGCTAACGCCATACTTTGTAAATTCTTTTGCCAACAACTTAATTTCTTTAAGCATTGCATCTGTTTCTTCGCCTGTGGTAAATAATTCACCATATACACGCTTAAATCTAATTGCCTGCTCTTCCATTGCCATAAATGTTTTAGCAGCAGTAGTTCCTAAATAAGCAAGAGGAATAGTAAAACCAACCATTAACTGACGACCAGCCCACTGAGTATTCTTACCAAAGTTGAGCATATTTGTTGCACCTTGCTTTAATAATTGATTAAGCAAGGCTTGACGCTGAGAAGCAATAGCAGTTTGTGTTCCAAGATTTTGCATATCAAGAGCAAGAGGTCTAACTGCAATAGCCTTCATTGCTCCATTTGCATCACGACCCATCTTAATATACTGGGTCTGTAAATCTTTTACTCTTTCTCTTGCAACTTTATTTACAGTATCAAATTCAGATTTAAAAAATCTTCCAAATGTTTTTGTTGCACCCATAGAATAGCGGTAGTAATCCCGCATTGAAAGTTTATTCTTCTCAAGGGCATTAGTAAAAGATTCAGTAGTTGTTTTTACATTTTGCATTGAGGCAGAGAATTTGCCTGTAGCATTAAGAGAATTAATTAAGTTTTGTTGCATATTGGCGGAGACGGCTGCAGCAGCAGCACCACTCTTCGCCATTGAGGCATGGAAGGCTGATATTTGTTTTTGTAAAAGTTTGATACTGGCTAACGCCTCGGACGTATCTATATTTACATGAATATTGGATTGAACATCAGCCATCCATTTGCACCTCTTTTATATTTTTTATTATGCGTTAACTAGATTGCCAACTAAAGATGCTGCTTCTGATAATTTAATTCCAGAAGCCTCTTCAACAATCTTGTAAACGGTTGGAAGATCTAGGTTTTCCTCAAGGGCAGCCATGTCTTCCGATAACTCTGGCTTATATTGTTTCATTGCAATAGCAACGCACTCCATAAGCAAAGTCATAGACTTTTCATTATCATCTGCCACTCCTGCGATTCCTTCAAACTTAGCCATGAAAGGTCTAAGCAAAGAGATCTTGAGTGGTCTTACTTTGATTTTTGTGCCGTCAATCAATGTGATTTCTTTTTCTTCGTGCACAGTTGTAGCCATTTATTCCTCCTTATAAGGTTAAAGTAATTATACCATAGTGGCTTTTATTTTTTAGTCATATCTACATAATCAAGGCCCATTCCAATTCCAAACCCTGCTTTTTGTGCGTTGACTCCTTGTAGGGCTGTTATGTCGTTAGCATTCTTTGCCTTGCCCTTACTGAATACCCTGGCTTTCATATCTTCCCAGGCGTTGCTCTTATTAGCATTTTTATCTAGGTCCACTCCTTGAATGGCTGCTAAAAACTTCTTTTCTGAATAATCTAATTCTCTTTTTATATTAAGTGTTGCAGTTAATTCTGGCATAGACATTGACGTTTCTAGTTCTTCATAGTCTTTCCAAATACCTAATAAAAATACTTCTGATTCTAATTTTACTAAGTCTAAGTCACTCCAAGATGCCCCACTTTCTGTTGCCTGCTGCCTAACTTCTTCATCTGAATCTCTATCTATTTTAATTCCAGCAGCGATATCTAAAATCTTATATATAGTCTTTAAATCAACACTATCTTCTAAATCTTCTATCGTATTAATCTTAGGATAATACTGCTGCATTGTTATTAATGCACATTTTGCCAGCGCACTGATTGCTTCAGCATCTCCGTTTGCATTTTTAACATTTTCAAATTCTTTCATAAATTGACGAAGATATTTTATTTTTAATGGAGTAATGTATATAGAAGTTCCATCAATTAAATTAATATAGGTACTTTCGTATATTTCTGTTGCCATGTAATCATTATAGCAAACAGAAAAGCCCAACCTTTTGGGCTGGGCTATCTGTATTATTAAATTGTATTATGCTGGGATAGTACGATCTACGATCTTACCATACGATGCATTGTCATTTGGAAGAAGGCGGAATGAAACTTCAAACATTGTAGCCTCATCACGCTTTGCAGATACGGTTACGTTCTCAATTGAGAGCGCACGATATGCTACATAAACTCTTTCAATCTGATCAGATGCAGCACAATCTCCAGTTCCTGGACCAACTGCTACCAAACCACGCTCGACTGGGCATTCGCCGATGTCTCCTGCAGAAAGATTTAATGTTGGGTTGCCAGATACCGTTGTCAAATCGCCATCGTTATTAGCGAGAGCGAAGAGAAGGTTCTCAAGTGTTGATTCAGCAAATGTAGTATTTAGGTTAACCTGCATACCTTGCTTGAACAACTTAGCAACGTCAAGAACCTGGTCTACCTGTACTTCACCGAAGTCAGGCTGGAATTGAATCTCAAGACCATTCATTGTGTAACCAACGTTACGGAAGTCTGCATCATCTTCAAGGGTATCCTTGTAGGATGTGCCTGCTACGTACGCTGGTAAATCACCATCAGCAAGAACTCCTGCCTCATATGTGAAGAGGGCAGCAGCACCAACGATAATGTTATTGCTTGTACCACGAGTATAAGCCATTTATTTCACCTCTTTTATTTTCTAGAAATTAAAGCGGTTTGTTTCCTCGCTATAATTATACAGCCCTTTATTAACCTATTGAATCTATAATATCTTGCATTTGATGGTAGTCATAGTCGATGATTATCTTATTACCTGCATAGGTTCTGGCTGTACCAAAATCTACTATGTCCCGTGCCTCTTCTAACTGATATATCTTGAAATTATGGAAGTAGAACTTGCATTCCATACCGCCAATACTACCCTTGGTCTTAGCCCAAGCATTCAATTCTTGAGCACTCTCGTCTCCACGATCTAATAACCTCATAACTAATTCCTGTATTTTAACCATTTTAACTGTCGGCTCATTTGCCTGTGCATAAAAATAATATAAAACTTGCTCACATTTTATGTGTGGGAATGGCCCCCTACGCATTCTAAACATTCTGTCCCAAACAGCCATGACGCCACCCTCTGGAAACTGTTTTTGCAAAGTTTCTAATGTAGACGGACCTGATGGGAAAAAGGGAACAAGGTCATTTGTATCTAGATTAATTATTGCAGAAAGTTTTTCCTGTAGATATGTATTAATCCATAACACTGGTGTATTTAATACTGATGTTGATTCTGTCATCTTCCAACTCCTGCGTTTGCTATCCAACGATATCCTACTTCATATCCTTTAGCCTTCCCGCCCTTTTTGCCAGCACGAAGATTCTTTTTATAGGATACTGGATTAGAGAGATATTGTGCTACGCCACTTACTCTTAAAAATGCTTGTGTAAAATATCTGTTAAAAAATGATTCAAAAGTCTTTTCAAAACCACCCTCAACTTCATCTCCTCCAGGATTTAATACTTCTACTGGTTGTCTTGTAAATATCTCTTCACCATTTATATCAAATGCTAATGCTTGTGCTCTTACTGGACGAATGGTTACTGGTATTCCATCTTCCATAATCTTTGCTTTATTATAAAACGGAACACGAGATCCATTTTTTATAGAGGTAGACTGCTTAAATGTTGACATAAAAGATAGTCCAATGTTACTCACTGTGTAATTAATATCAAACAGTCTTGCATCTGGACTTCCAGTCTGATGCCACTCATAAACATGATGTAGCATTTGTGGATTTACTCTAGCATTTGAGTCAATATATTCTTTCATTAATTCTACTGTCTCTAAACCAAGAGTACTTAAAAACGCTTTTTTGCCACCCTGTATTCCATTTACATATCCGATAGAGTAATCAATAATGTTATTCATGTCTCTACGAAATGCTTTATTGTTAAATATAACTTTCATACATCTACCGCCTGATTTTCAGATCTACGGATTACTAACTTATAGTATTCAGTGTTACCAAAAGGCCCAACAAATGGGTCTTGAGTTGCTATCTCAAATATTGTAGACTTTCCAGCACGTGGTCCTGAAGTTTCTAGATAAATTTCATTACAATTTTTGTCACGAATATTAGTAATTATAACGTTTGTAATAGAGTTTCTTGCCTCTAAACTTGAAATCCTAATATCAGTTTTAGCACGTCCAAGAAGTATTTTATCTTGAGTAATATTTATATTTGGCACTATTTCTTCTTTGAGTGCTGTTCCTGATGCAGTGAAAGAACAAGCAATTGTTCTATCTAGAATCCAAGTCTTTTTAACTTCTCCATATATGCCCTGCTCAACTATTGGGTGATATACATCTGCTTGCATAGGAAATGCGAAGTCTGGAGTTTCGCATACTACCATTACAATACTCCAACAAACTCAATCGGTTTACGATATTTATCAAGTATCTTATCTACAATGAGATTTCCAGTACCTTCAAATACTGCCTTATCAAATTGAATTCTAAATTGATCTGTATTATATGAACCAACATATCTCTTATAATAATCTAATTTACCACAATCAATATCATGAATCAATAACTCTGTTGCTCTTTTTATGTCTTGTGGTACTTTATGATATCCTACCTCAAAAGTAATCCTATAGTCCCATCCCTTGGGAAATCCTCGTGCAGAATAATCTAGTTCTGCTATATCTGTTGGCGAAGCAGGTAACAAAATACGTGCAGATTCGTCTCTATTGATTGCATCATTGTATTGCATCGTTATTGCTGAACCGTCTTGTGTTAATTCAAAAATTGTTGGAGAATTTTCTAAATCTGAAGCATCATAAAGAAGTACGTTATTTTCATAAACCTTAATTACATCTTTTGCATCTACCCATACTGGGATATAGTCTACTCCAAGGCCTGTTGTTTCAACTACCCTCTTTTTAAAATAAAAATCTACATCACAGATAGAGTCAATTATTGCTCTTGCTAACTCTTCATTTGATGCATACGCAGAAATCTCACTTGCTGTTGTTCCGTGTTCGTTTGGATCTACATATGGACGAACTACATCAACATATGTGTCTTCACCGTCTACTGTTATTTTATATTGTGTATCATACTTTGATGATAATGATATCTCTACCTTGCTGCTAGAATCAGAGGTAACTGTTTCAGTAAATTCTGAAAAGTCCGCCATATCCACAATAGTATACTCATACTCTGTGGCTGCACTAGAAACATCTAGTGTAACACTTAAGTTATATGGCGGAACTCTCAAAATTTGCATTTAGCGACCAAACTCCTTGGCTACCTCTTCTGGTGTAGCAAGTCTGATATGACTACGAGTTAGCCATTTTTCAGATTGCTCTGGCGTAACAATGTTATATCCACGATACACCTTGCCTACTCCAGTCCAACTAACATTCTTTGTAGAATGAATAGCAACCGTTTTATTTGATTTCTTTGCAGATGTTACCTTTGCAGACTTAACTGGACGTGGTGTTTCTGCAACGCCAATAACACCATTAGCAACTGATCCAATACCCTGAACTGTGTCAGAACTTGATCTGCTGAAATCTGATGTTGTAATTGCATCTGTAGACTCTTGAGCCTCAGAAATTGAAGCCTCAATGTTATTTTCTACTGCTACCTCTTCAACCTTAGTTTCTGGCATAGGAGCCTCAACAACTGGTTCTTCAGCAACTGGTGCTTCAACAGGGGCTTCATGTGCAATAAGATTATCTACTGATACTTCTTTGCTTTCGTTATTTAAATTATTTTCTTCCATTATTTAACCTCCTATGTGAACTATTATAACAGAATACTAAAGATAAGAGGGGGAGGAGATTAACCCCTGCCCCCTCTCAAAGGTACTGTTTACAGATTATGCATCTGCAGCAGCGTCTGCCCAGGCGATAGCATCTTCTTCTTCCCATTGAATACCGAAGCGAACGAATACAGTGTATTCGATTGTATCTTTCTTCGCAACATATTCACGGTTTACGACGATATCACGCTGGAAGCCCCATACACGGTTCTGTGGGAATGTCAAATCGACATATCCTTCAGGGTAGTAAGGAACTTCTTGTACATCGATACCTAGAACACGAGTTGTACGTGCTCCACCGAATGTCTGGCCTTGACCATCAAGGTATGCCTGTGTATTTGCATAGGTGTTACCATTCTTACCAAGTGCCTCAGCGATTGCATCAGACAATGTACCGTTATTCTTAACGATACCTGCGAATGCATCTGTACCTGCATAGAACTTAAGATTATTCTTAAGTGCACGATACTTACGTGGCATAGCAAGGATGATTTCTTGCATCTTTTCTGGAGTCCATGCATTATCTACAACAGTAACTGCTGCTTCATGTGAATCTCCATTTGTCTGGTGCTTGTTAATAAAGCCAGGCATAATTGAAAGGAATGGCGCTGTTGTGCCATCACCATTAATTGCTAGATCTTCAATGTCATTAGCAAATGCATTTGTCATCAAGCGAACGAGATGATCTTCTAATGCACCCCCCTCGACATTGTCTTCTAGTGCTTCAGCAGAAACTTCCCAATCCAAACGGATTTTCTTTGTGGTAAGTTCTACCTTAGAGAAGGTTGCGCCAGTGTTTGTGTAATTTCCGAGTGCTTGTGCAGCAGAACGAATAACACGCTCACCAACATTAATCTTCTCAAGTTCCATGGTGTTTGCTCTCATCGTCACACGACGACCATCTTGGGCGAGAACGGTTGCATCCCATACGTAGTCAATAAAACGACGTGCCTGTTCAGGGCGTAGGATTCCGCTTGCAGCATCACCCGAAGGATTAACGGCATTTGGACCAGATGTGACACCAAAGTTAGCGTTAGGGATGTTACCAAGTGTATCTGCACCTGGATCTGTTACACCACCAACACCGCCTGAAGCGAAAGCACCTTGACCTTGATAAAGACCTGGTGTTGTTCCGCCTAGTTCGCCAGATTCTCCTGGCTGGTTTTTCTTAATCTCTTCCGACATATTGTCACCTCCTAAGTGATTACTTAATTAAATAAGTCGGCTGTTTTGAGGAAACGTCCGCCCCATAGGGATTTTTCAACCATTTCTGGTTGTTCCTGCACGATCTCGCCTAGATCGCCAGACTTTCGGAATGCTGTATCTGCTTCTACTGCGTCAACACGCTTTCCAAACTTACTAACTTGTTCTACTGTTGCAGCAATGTCTTTGGCGACTGCATCAAGTGAACTCTTTACTGCTGCTGTATCTACTTTTGAAGACTTAAGCATTTCTACTTCTGCCTGCAAAGATTTTACAGTTTCAACTAAATCGCTAAAGGCTGATGTAATTGTATTCTTGATTTCAGCAACTGCTTCAACAATTGCCTCATCTGATTTAGATACTTCTGCTGCTACTTCTGCTGCAGGTGCCTCAACTGATTCCTCAGCCTTAGCAACTTCTTCAGTTTCTGGAGTCTCTTCAGACTTTTCAACAACTTCTTCAGTTGCTGGAGTCTCTTCAGACTTTTCAACAACTTCTGCAACAACAGTTTCAACTACTGCATCTGCCTCTGGAGCGATCTCTTCTGACTTTGCAACTTCGACTTCTTCAGTCTTTGGTTTTCTTGCCATAGGATTATCCTCCTTCGTTATCTTAGCATCAATGCCTTTAGCACTATCTACTAAGAATTTGACTATATCTGTTTTTTCGTTGTCTTCTTTTTCAACGAAACCTATATTTTTCATCTGCTCTCCAGTTACTGGACTTACTGCAGATTCTTGATCTGAAACTATAACAATTCCAGATTCTTGATCATAAAAAACATTTTCTAATTCAACATCTTGACCTTTGACAACTTCAATACCATCAACCTTTTCGACATGCATTATATTTGCAAATTGATTTGCTGGAGAGTCTACTAATGAGAGTTCTACAAGATCATAATCTTTAATAATTCTAATTGTGGAATCTGATTTCTCATCATAACCATCATCCCACTTATTCATACGGCCACCAATTGAAAATCCTGTTAATGTACCGTCCAAAACTTTTTCCCATGTATCCTGTGCACCTTTTGAAACATATGCAGATACAAAAACACCAGAATAAAACTTCTTAGATTCTGGATCAAAATATCTATCTTCTTTAAAATTTACCATCTTGCCAACAGCAAGTGGCTGATGCATTTCACGAATATTTCCACGAAACTTTGAAAATGCTTTCATTGATGCTTCTGCTGTAACTATATCGCCTTGTTTATCAATGTTGTCAAGGGATGCAAAGCCTGATACAATACGGCGTTCTTTATCTACCTTCGCAAAAGGAAGGGAAAGGCGAACATTCTCGCCCTCTGTATTCCAATGGGCTTTTGATATAGTCATACTAGTATATATTATAGAGCCTTTTTTACACAAATGTTAATAAATTGTGAATAAAGTTGTGGATAACTATTGGGTTGATCTACCCTCGCCTTTTGGATTCCTACCAGTTAAAGTGGCAGGTCCGTCAGACTGATTGTTAACTCTTTCTCCATCCCGTGCACGTTGAGCAGTGTCTTCTGGCTTAGGGCTGAAAGGCTCGTCTCCCCCCTCTCTTTGTGGAAGTCCAAGTGCTGATCTGGCTTCATTTGGAAGCATGACCTGTGCCTTTACATATCTTTCTAAAATCTGAGACTGTGCTATTTCATCTGTTAATGTAAGTTCTTTAAACTTTAATACCAGAACATCTGTTTTTTCTTTAACTATCTTATTAATAATTTTTTCTAGTTCTCTTTGTGCTGGACGAGATACTTGTTCTTTAAATGTACGGTCTTGAGCAAGTGCTGCTGCTATAGCGCCAGAGTCCCCTCCACCTATTTTTGAAAGAGGTACTTGATGTGCAATTAATATGTCGTCACGATTCTGTTTGCGATATTTTTCAAACGAACCTTCTTGGACACCATTCTCTATAGGCTCCATCTTAAACTCAACCTTATTTGAATCAGTATCTCCTGGAAGAGGGATATATAAGGTTCTATGAGATTGCCCCTTAAGTCCTGTTTGTAAAAATCTAAACATCTTATCTTCTGCATCTGCAGATAATTTTGCACCCTTTAGTGTCACAACATAACGAGGGACAGCCTTATTGCTAAAGTAGTCAATGTTATATTGTGACGCTAACTGGTCTCCATGGAGCGAGTTTATTGCCGACATTATATCTGGTACACCATAAAAAGTATTTAAAGGCGAGTACTGTTTAAAGTGTATGATTTCATTTGGCCTTGGATCCGATGTAACTGGATTTGGATTTTTTGCACCAAAATTTCTAAAATAAACAACCTTGCTTCCTATAATTTGTACATAGCCATCACGTAGTCTTCGTACACGCATTGTAGTTGCTGGAATATGACCTATATAACCAATCTCTCCACGTGTTGTACGACCAACTTCAAGATAACCATTTCCAACTGCCTGTACATCTGTATATACCTTCATCATTGTTGTTGTAAATGAATCATCATCATTTAGTGATTCAAGCCATTCGTGCATCTCTATCTTTGCACGTTCAATTCTGTTTCTTGCTCTTTCTACCTGTCCAGAATCTTTATTTGATTCAAGTCTTAGCATTGTGCTTGGCGATACTTCAAAGTCATAGCCCAAACCAACAATGTTTTCTACCTTGGCATCAATTGCAGCATGATTAGCAAATGATGTATCATAATAATTTGCCAACTCATATACATTCCATGGTGGTGTGATTACATCGAATAGTCCGTAGCCATTTCTATATACCGTGCCAGGATTAATCTCTTTTGACTTTGCATCTCCCAATCCATGTTGCTCTGCTCTTGCGCTATCAATATATCCTTGAGTTGGGTCATTGGCAGTTGCTTTTTCAATTAAGCGAGATGTTCTTCTTTTAAAATTATTATCTAATCCAGAATATGACTTTAAATCTGTCCAAGATTTGTTAAATGGGTCTGCTGCTTTAAATTCGTCTGATGCTCCAACTGGGGTGTCTATTCTGGCACCAATTAAATATTCTCTTTCTTCTGACATTATTCTTCGTCTCCATACTTTGCAATTGTATCTTTTGCTGCCTGAACTGCTCCAAGGTCATTTAGGTTAGGAATTAATCCAGCCTTCATTCTATCTACTTGTTCGCTGTACTCTTCATCAGTAACTCTTCCCATGCCTGCAAAAAAATATGGCTCCCCATCTGGCTCTCCATAATATGCTGCTGCTTGCTTTAATTCTGCAATTCTTGCAAGATCACCCTTCATTGATGGAATATTTAATATATTACCGTTTCCATCAGTAAACCACTTACCGTTAGACTTTTTCCAAACATAAATGCCCCAGTCATATTTTTTATCTATTACAGTAACCTTAGTTTCGCCTATTTGGCCTGGCATACGTGGCTTTCCATCTTTACCAAAAAGAGGCTGATCTTTGTGTTTCATAACCATTAGTATACCATATTATAGCGCATCTGATATCTGAGACTGCCAAGATATATCTTTAAATACCGCATACTCGTAGTCTTTAAAACTAAAAACCCTTGTATCGTCAACTATTATTTTATTAGTTCCAGTATATGCTTTATATAAGTCTGATGGATTAACACCGTAATAACTGACTGATGACTGGACTAATACACCTTGCCAAATAAAATAATTGTTCCAATACTCCCAGTCAAACAATCCGTCAGCAGCAAATTTTACCCTTGCCCAAGGCCTCTTAGTCACTGTCTGAATCGCCTGTAAGTTTGTTGTTTGATAATAAGACAAACTATTAAATATTATTGGTCCGTTAATCATTATTGATCCAGAATAAGACTTAAAGTTTAATATGCTTGGAAATCCTATTCCTAGCATTACCCATTCATTAATATTTATCACTGGCTCTTTTACAATTTTGCCATTTACATAAAATGATATTCCATTGTATAAAGATCCAGTATTTCCATCTATTGCATAGATTTTTGCTCGTTTACCAGTTGGATGGTTGGCGACCATGTAAAATTTAATTACTTTGCCCTTAGAATTTATTTGCATTATTTTTGTTGGAGCATATGGGAAGAAGTCCTCATTAAATCTGATTAAAGACTGCATTGCCATGACTTCATAATTTGCATCTTTATTTGAGTTTATTGGAATAGCAACACCTCTGTTTATTAAAGGATCATAACTGCCACGTAACTCTAACCCAGAGTGCCTTGTCAAATAAAGATAAGGGGATGATCCTTTATATATAGAAAAAGGATTTTTGGCTTTATAATTATAATAATAACCATTATTAATATATGGATATACGTTAGTTCCAAATCTTGTGCCGATGTTGTTTGCTGTATTATAATTAAATGCTTGTGATGCTAATTGTAGATTTTTAATTTTTATTGGTTGATACTTAATTCCATCTACTAAAAATTCAAGGTGCACTACAATTGCAAGTTTGTTAAAATCAGTTCCTTTTGGAGGATAAATAATTGTATTATCTACAACTTCATATTTAGTATTAATCCACTCGCTACCTGGTGAAATTACACCGTTTTTTGGAACATCTTGAGTATTAATAAAAAATCCACTTGAAGCATTGGCCCCTGCTTCAATATACTCAAATGTAATATATGTTTTTAATATAGAATCTGAAGTATCATATGAGTATGACTTAATAGATTTTTCTGATAAATCTTGATAGTCTACATAACCTGTATATAGGTAGTTGTCTAGCGATTCATAAGTTCTTTGTGATGGATAAGAGTATTGAGCAGCCAGTTCACTATAAAGCCATCCATCTTCATCAATTACCTCTGTTTCCTTAAACTTTGCTGGTGCTGGATAGTTGACATTAAACTGAATGAAGTCTAAGCCAAACTTCGAATCACCATATTCGTCTGTGATGTACTGACCAAAATATGATAATGGAATATAATCTTTCCACGACCCCTTTATATCTAAGTCTAAGTAAAAGTTATCAAAATAATTTTTTGGAGTTATAGAACAACTTGCTACATGGTTTTCTAACTCTAAAGTTAAAAACGATGAAACATCTCCTCCATTTAAAATAAATGACCAAAAGTCTTGATCTGCATCTCCTCCATCATAATCAACTCCAGGACCATATAAATTAAAAATGTTTTCATAGTCTTTTGGAACTCCCAATTCATTAAACAAATTAGAAATTTCTTTAACATTTTTTTCAGAGCATAGAGCAACCTTATATATATTGCCAGTAAAGGTTTTTTCAAACTCTTTAGTTCCACCAACGTACATCTTTAAAGATGAAGATCCATTAAAGAATGAAACCAAATTTCCACCATAGTAGTCTCTAAAAATATCTATATCAATACCTACAGCAAAGATATCATTTTCTGAAACTGAAACAGACTCATATATAGTTTGAGCAGGACTTTGTCCATATTTTAATATATATCTAACATCTGCGCCTATAGACTCTATTGACAAATAATTATTTGAATTATCTTCGATTCTAATAAGAACTTGATTATCAGAATTTCCAATTTCTTTTTTAAACAAACCGTAGAACGCATTAGTCCTTTGATTTAGAAGATTAAAATTATCAAAATAAAGATAAGACTCTGTGCCATCCCAGGCTGGAGAAGATGGTTTTAAATTAATAAATAAAGAATTTTCATTTTGAATTACTGCACACTGTTTTAGTAATTCTTCACTATTGTTAATAGCATTATTAGTAATTATTTCTGGAATTAATAAATCTGGAGTTTTTAAATAGTTGTCTTCAATTACTATATTATCTAAAAGCCCTTGTGACCAAGATCCTAGGTCTGGGTAATTATAATTTTTTGTATAGTCTGCAAATGAATAATCAAATAAAACAGTACTACCGCCGTATGATGCATTAAGGTTTTCTGGGTACTGAACTCCTTGACCATATACAAATCTGCGTTTTGCTACAAGAGTTGGAACTACGTATGGATAAAGAGCAACGCAGTCTATTTCAATGGGCTGAATATCAGAGTATGCATAAAATCCTATCCAGTCTTGACTTTTGCCAAGTTCTGTTTCATTTTGTGGCAAAGTTATGGTTGCACTATCAATAGGTAAATTGACTACCTCTTCACCATTAATTAATATAGTAGAGAGATTATTTGAATATCTCCAGTGAATCAGCATTGGCCGTTCCCATTGACCTACATAGTATGACTGATAACTATTATTTATTTTAAGAATTAAAAATGGTCCGTCCAAGTATATTCCATCAGAGGACGCTATTGGGCCAACTATTCTTTTAGACTCTGATGATGAGTTATTTGTTCTTAGCCAAAACTCTAACGTAAACTCCTTATAGCGACCTCCGTTAGACATCATTCCATTTGAAGGCACAATTAGGCAAGGGTCTGTATTGTTATCATACAGTTTAGTAATATTTTGAGATCCAAAAACCATAGGTATGCCAAAATTTTTAGCAACTAGTGCATTATTATTTATAAAATAATATCCAGAAGAATCAGATAGCCCATAGGCTTTAGCCTCAATCACATCTACAGAATCTAATGCAATATTAGTTGGAAGAGTTATTGTAGATACTCCAAGGGAACTAGACTGAAATTCTTCAGACCATTGGCCAAATGTTATTCCGTTGACATAAAGTATGTAATCTGTTAATGTTGAAGATGTTCCCAAATAGTTAATTTTTATAACTAACTGTATTGGCAACAATGTATCATTTGGACTAAAGGTCTCTGATAAAAAATACCATCTATCCTTTAAGGTAGCGTCGTATGACTTTAAAACATCTACGTATGACTCAAGAGCGTCATCATAGTATCTGTACCCAATCTCTATACTGAGTGTATATGGACTTGATGTATAAAAATATGATCCGATTGAAAATGTTTTTAGGGTAGAATTAAGTTGATCTACTGTAATTAATTCTGGGCTAACTAAAGTTGTAGAAAAGGTTTCACCCAAAACTGCATCTGGTGTAATCTTATTAATTATGCTATTGGGGAATGGTGCGTCTAGTAATTCTTCTGTTTCAGTAGATGATCCGTTATCAATATCCCATAAAGATATTTCTCTATTGGCTTCAGAAATTAAAGAAACATAATCAGCCTGATCGTCTAATGCCCACAAAAACTGCGGATGTTCCGCATATATTTTTTCTGCATAAAGATTTGATGGACTAGACATTATGGGTCTATTTTATCATACTAGGCTATTTTTATTTCACAAGCGTCTGTAGTACAGTACATTTCGCCTTGTGCCTCAAGATTTTCTGCTCCATCGTAGATGGCAGACCAGTCGATCTTTTTAATTTGGCCAATATATGAGTTATATTCTTCTTCTGTAATTTCAGTATATGGTTGTTGTGGATATACTTTATTTCCCATCGGCAAGAATGAAACTGCTTTTAACTGTCCTTCGTACATATGAAGTGCAGGCGCAATGTGCTTTGATTCAGTTTCTTTGTCAAATGAAAGAGTTACAGACACTCCGTTATCAGACCAATATTTCTGAGCAGTAGCAGCAAGCGCAATCTTTTCAAATAACGTTACATCTTTTTCAGATCTTGCGTGTCCAGAGTGTACTGGGAAATATACGACGGTTGTATTCGCAGATACAAGGTCTGCCTCCATCTTATATCCAGCAGCCTTGAACAAGTGAATCATTGGGTCAGTATTTCCAAATCTGATTGCTCGTAAGAAATAGTTTCCACCAGGCGCCCAGTGAA